CATGAGTCTGAGTGAGACCGTAGCGTTCATTAAAGAATTCCCACGTATCCTCACTTGGTTCAGTCACATCAATCCCACGCGTTTCAACGGTGCGTTTATCAGTCGGTGGCGACAGACGGTATTTTTCCGGAATACGGGCCATCACCGCATCAAAGTACACACGCCAAAACGGCAAAAATCGATATGCCGCAAAGCTATTGAGGGCACCAGCAAGATCGACATGCCGAGAGTACTGACCAGGTCGCTTAACCGACCAACCAATACTAGCTATCAACTTGCCAGGCTTAGGTGTCCAGTAGATTTGTGAATCCACCGGAACAAAAAGACCGCTCAAAAACGTGGCCTGAGAGATATGTTTAGCAATCTTCGCATCAATCTCATATCCCAGGATGTTCTTCACGTCGTCGCGTATCATGTCCATTGACACCTCAATGCTATAGCGCTCACGATATATTCGGTAAAGGATGCCAACGAAAGTAGCAATAAAGTCAGTAGTCTCTGAATTGCCCACACTCGTGTCCGGATCACCAGAACGCACCCGATACTCGTGAAAAAACTGAACACCGAGACGGCTTTTCGCAAACGTACTGCGCTGCCCCTCCTTGATCAATTTTTTAATAAACGACGGTAGTTTGTCTGCAGCAGTAACAAGCTCATTCACAGACCATTTGACATCAAAGAAGCACTTATTCATGTGAGCATCGTGGCGTCTTCCATCAATTTCAATGAAAATCGGCCCATGCATTTCGTCATTCACGAAGATGAGCTGATCGTCACCGCAAATCGCGTGCGCAACGGTGTCTTTATAAGTAGGTGCAACAAGATTGCCCAAAAGAGCAATGATGCCGGGTGACATGAATTTGTGCCACTGATTGACAAACCCGCAATAAAACTCGCGCTGTGTTTCAGGCAAACGCAGCGCCTGGAATTCCAAGAACTGCTTGGCGAACATGCGAGTTTCAGCGTCCATCGTATACGGCTGGTCGAGATACTGAGTCATTCGAAACCGAGCATAAGCGTGCATCGCATCAGGGATGCGTTTTGCACAGGATGTAGGTGCCTCAAGACAACGCTGCACCCATAAGCCCAATTCACGCGAAGTAGTCGAAACTGCATAGAACACGTCCTGCGATCCGGTATTGATTGACTTGATGCGCTCACCAACAGACAACCACCAAGGACCAGAGATGACGTTCCATGCCGACGATGCACCAGTGATGCAACGAGGATCATACTCTTCACGCTTGAAGATCTTCTCGACTTTTGAAAACGCCTCACGAACAACGATGTCGTACGTCGATGGCGACGCAGCACCGTCGAGAGCCTCTTTTGCGCGAATATGCTCCAAACGACGCTGAGTCGGAAACCGCTTATTCCACTCATCAAATGAGCAATAAGCGATTGGACTAACGTCGAAG